CGCTGCTCTGATTCCAGCATTTGAATGCTGTTTGTCAGGGGCAGCGGTCGGTTGGCGGATTTTTTCATTTTGGGGCTTGACTTTTAATAGTTAGTCTCCAATGTACGGGGACAACGTATTTGAGAAATGCGGGATAAACCGGGACGGGGCGGGAGAAGTCGGGAAACCCCGCTATTTCAACGGGAAACGGCACTTTTGAGGTGGGAACGGCCCGCAGTTTAACAACAATCTTGAGATCATGGGCGTCGGCGGCGGTCGGCGTCCTTTTTTCATGCACAGGAGGCCCAGGAACGGCCCACAACGGCGGCGGCGCGGCGGGCGCGACACACAACAACAGGATACAGAAACCCCCGGAAAACCGCGTAAAAACGGCCATTCCGGGGGTTATTTGCAAAGAGGGGGCCGCTCGGCGACGTCCCGGAAGTCACAGCAGCAGACCCAAGAGGACGAGCTTCGCAGCCCTTGAGGATAGTATAGCAGACGGGGCAGCGAATGGCAAGGGGGTCAGGCGTGCTAACGAGGCGTTAGAGCGTGCGAATTTTGCTCGAAAAACCGAGACTTCGGCGCAGATCGGCGCGGACGGGGGCGTGCGTGGCCCGTGCGAGGCGTGCGTGGCATCTGCTCAAAACAGGGGCAAACCGGGGCGTGTTCAAAGTGACATTCCTGGCAAAACCTCAAAACCGTGTCACTTTGCCATTTTTCCCGGGTTTTTCTGGGGTTAGAGCCCCAAACACGCCCTACATTCCAAAGTGACAGAAAAACGATTTATAACTAAATCAAAACAGCACAAAAAATCAGGCGGTTCCATCCCGGGCATCAAGGCCCTGGGAAGGGCCGCTTTTTTCGTCGCCGCTCCCTTCGGCATACGTCCAGTAAATAGACTCCATCTTTTTCTCAACGTACTTCTTGTACTTGAAATAAACGAGGTCAAAGACGTCCTCCCGCTCATGCGACGGAAGGAGCCGGAACATGGCTATTAGATCGGCTTCCTCTTCTGACAGCGGCGAGCCGTCACAGGTGAGCCCCTGCTCCTGCTTGTACGCGGTGAGGTCGTCTCTCTTATTTTCGAGACTGTCGTCGAGGCCGAGAAGTCGCCCCGCGCTGATCTCGAAATAACGTGAAAGGGCGACGAGCGCATCGTACCCAGGCTTACTCCTACCCCGCTCCCAGTCGCCGACGTTGCCATTTGAAACGCCGATCGCGCGAGCAAGCTCAACCTGGGAGACGCCCTTTTCCGCTCGTAATTGTTTCAATAAATCGCTAAACATAGTACACCTCTTTCTCGAATTTACGCAAATAATCTCGTAAATGTATTGACATTCTCTTATTTACGAGATATACTACAAATAGATTTAATTCTAAAGCAAGTTAAATCATATCACACCCCCAGAAAAAAGGAAAGAGAAAAGGGAGGCGATCTCATTGAGACGCGGCAAGAAGCCGACCAGAAAGCAGAAGATCAGGCTCGGACAAGCGGGGCTCGCCCCGGAAAACTGGCTGGTCGTCAGACAGAAGCCGAACGGAGAGCTCATTGTTCTCCACAAGAACACGAACACAATCCGCGTCATCCCGCCGCTGGCCGGATGACCTCAACAGGAAGGAGCAGCAGCATGAACAGATACAAGATCACCTACATCGTCGACGAGGGCGAGACCGAGACCGCATACATCACCGAGCGGACAGAAGCAACAGCCCGGAAGGCTTTCAAGACCGTGAGCAAGGGCCGGGAGATCACGGACGTTGAGCTTTACGACACCAACGTCCCCGCCACCAAGGAGCAGGAGCACGAGACCCTCTCCAAGATCAAGCAGATGGTCGAAGAGCTGGGCCCGCAGAGCTACCTCGCCACCGCGTTCCGGGGTGCGTTTGAAGACGCCGAGCAGAACATTGAGGACGACGCCGCCTACAGTTGGTACGACCGGGCCGAAAGCGCGACCAAGCGGGCAGAGGCCGCAGAGGAGCGGCTCAAGGAACTGGGCGGGCTGGTCGATAGCCTCAAGGAGCAGCTTCGGCAAAAGGAGATCAAGCTCGCAAAGTACAGCCTCCCAGCCGACCTATATCGAGACCTCTGGATGTTTGTAACGGACGAGGCGAAGGTAAGCCGGGAGCGCATGGCGTCCGCTGCCGACATCATGGCGGAGATGGCAGACGCCCCGCAGGACATCGCCTTCACCCGGGCGGTCACAATCTACCGCGAGGCGAAGGAAAGGGCCCAGAGCTGCGAGCGCATGGCCTCCGCGCTGGATGATCGTGAGCCCGAAGGAGCCTAAAAGCCGAAACGCCCTCCGGGGCGTCGCCGGGAGCCGCCCTACCCGGCCTGACGATGGCAGGGCAGAAAGGAAGACAGCAGCATGAGAAAGATTAAGAAGATCAACGGCTTCCTGGTCGTCCGTTTCAACGACCGCGAGAAGCGAAACTACCCAGACCTCGGGAGCTTCGGCGTCATCGACGCCGAGCAGTACACCGGGGACATCGACTTCGACCGCGACGCGATGGAGTACACCGACGCCGACTGCATCGAGGTCGCCGTGGAGCAGGCCCGGGGCCTGGAGTCCGAGTCGGACTTCTCCGAAGAGCCTCCCGTCTGCACCGTGATCGTGGAGAGCGACGCCGAGTGCTCCGAAGAGGAAGTCGAGCCGCAGCTCATGATCGCAGGGTGGGAGCAGCAGCTTGAGACCCAGGTCGAGAGCAAGCACTACCCCGACATCGACGCCAAAGCGGCAGCACACGAGCTCCACGGCTTCAAGGTGGCCCTGTACCGCCTGGGGATGATCGGCAAGAGCGAGACCGAGGTCGACCCCGACCACTTCGGGCCGAACAAGCTGGAGGAGCCGGAGCCGCCCAGTCCAACCGAGACGGAGCCCGACACCTTCATCCATGCGAACAAGGGCATCCGAAGCGAGTGGACGGTGCGGAAGGTCTACGGCCTGGGCCTTATGCTCGACCAGGATTGTCCGCCGAACGACTGCAAGGTCTATCTCAACATCTTCAACATGGCCCGCGAGCTGGATGACGCGATCGAGAAGGTCGGTGAATATCCGGCCCTGGTCATGCGGAAAGCCCTCCACGACCACATCCGGGAGCTCGCGGATATGTACGAGAACAACTACGCCGTCCAGAAGTTCAAGGAGGGGATGCAGCCGTGACCGGGCTCGAGATCATCAAGGCAACCACCGCCACGGCGGGCGAGATCGCGGACATCATCTCCAAGCCGTGCCCGCCGGTCATCCCTGAAACGTGCGACCGGCTCTCCTGCCGGGAGTGCTGGCTGGCGTGGCTGGTCACGGGCGAGCCGCCCAAAGAGAAAGGGCCGTCCGATGAACAGACGGCCCCTGACGAGGAAGGGCTGCATCCCAACCTCATCGAGCATTTTCGGAGAGAGCGACGGTTTACGAGGGAGATGCTCAAGAGTCTTGCGACTCCCTACTCAAAAGCGTAGCGGTCGCGACGGCCTGTTTGCATTTTTCATTCAGGCAGTCGTAAAACTCCTCACGATCGAGGACGCCCTTCGCTTCCAGGTAGGACACCAACGCCCAAAACTCCGGGAGCTGGGATATGCGATGCTCTATTGAGAGATCGGCGTATGGGTTCCCAGTATCAATTTTGACAGCATCATTCACGAAAAACACCCCCTTCCTGGGCTGGTAGCCTCACCCCAATTATACCGGCCCGGGGAGGGAAATGGAAGGAGAGCAGCATGGCAAACGTACAGGAATTACAGACCGCGATCGGCGAGATGCTGGTAGCACGCCGGAACGCGGCCTACAGGAAGAAGGACGCGGGCGACCCCCGCAACCCCTTCCAGGCAAAGATCGGGCTGGAGAGGGAGTTCTACGAAGCCTCCCAGAGCGTGCGGACTTACGACCTCATTCTCAAATTACTTGAGAACGAAACCAAGCGCGAGGCTCTGAAACGTATGAGACCCGCGCGGGTCAAGATCACCAAGGCAGTCGATAGGATGGTGGACATCTACGTCGGAGCCGGATTGATCGCCCTGGCGACCCTCGGGTTCGCGGCGGCGTTCGTACTGCTCCGGCTCCCGCTCCCCGCCGTACAGGCGGCGGCGTTCATCGGCGTCGCGCTGGCCCTGGCCTACGCGGTGGCCCGGAAGTAAATCTAAGAACGAAAGCAGAGAAAGGAGGACAGCGATGAGAGGCCCAAACAAGAAGCTCACGCCCTTCGGCAAGCTGGTCGTCAAGGCTCTCGCAGACCAGGACATGACAAAGGCGGAGCTCGCCGCCGAAGTGGGCGTAGCACCCCAGTATTTGAGCTATATCCTTAACGGCACCCGCTCGGGCGGGAAGTACCTCCCGGCGATCGTCGCGGCCCTCGAGCTCGACCCGAGGAAGGTCGAAAAGGCGATCGCGGCATAACCCCAACAGAAGGGAGGGACAGAGGTGCCGGACGTATTCATCACCATCGAAGAGGCAGCAGCCTTCGAGGGCATCAAGTACAACACACTCATCCAGAGGATGAAGCGCAACCCCAAGCAATACAAAACGCAGACCCAGGCCCGGGAGGGCGGAGGCAAAGATCAAGTCTTGATCTCCGTCGCCTCCCTGACCACGAAGGCGCGGAAAGCATACCGGGCCGCGCAGAAGGTAGACGGGAGGGATGTCATCATAGACCGCAGAGCAGCAGAGGCGACGCCCTGGTATGTGGACGCCGACCTCAACCACTACATCGAGAGCAACAAGAAGAGGTTCTACGAGGCGGTCGAGCTGGCCGCACGGGTTCAGGACTTCATCGACTACGACGGCCCCGACCGCACGGCCTACGCCGAGCGGTTCGCCCTGGGCCTGGGCGTGAGCCCGCAGACCCTTTACCGCTACACCCAGAACGTCCTCGAGGCGAACGCCTGGGCCCTCAAGCTGGAGAAAGAGGACGGACAGAACCGGGACTACTTCCGAGCCCTGGCCTTGTGCCGGAAGCCGAAGGAGACGGGAACCTTCCCGAGCCTGACGCCGGAGCAGAAGGCCCTCATCGAGAACATCTGGTTCGACCGCCGCTTCGCCGCCAACCTGGGCACGATCGAGATGCTATACGAGCGGTTCGAGGAAGAGGCAGAGCGGCGCGGATGGGAGAGCTACCCCTCCATTAAGACCGTCGCCCGCTACATCAAGTACCTCATGGACACCCCGGGCGCGGAGTCGGCCCGCTACCTCGCCGCCAACGGGACGAGGGAGTGGAAGAACAAGAAGATGGTCAAGGCCCGCCGCGACGCAACGAGCCTCGAGGTCATGGAGTACGTCGTGGGCGACGAGCACACCTTCGACTTCTGGGTACAGTGGACGGCACCGAACGGCAAGGTCAAGGCCGTCCGCCCGAAGCTGGTCGCCTGGATGGACATGAAGAGCCGCTGCATCATCGGCGACGTGGCGTGTGTGGACGCCAACTCCCAGACCTTGAAGGAGTCGCTGGTCAAGATGATCTACAGCAACCCGGGCGGCGTCCCCCACATCCTGCACGTCGACAACGGCAAGGACTACACCGCAAAGACGATGACGGGACAGAACCGCAAGGAGCGGAAGATCGACTTCTCCTTCGACGCCGAGACGGTGGGCTTCTACCAGAGCATCGGCATCGAGGACGTGGGACGGTCGCTCCCCTACCAGCCCTGGGACAAGCCGATCGAGCGGTTCTTCAAAACCGTGTGCGACAAGTTCTCCCGCTGGTTCGAGTCCTACACCGGCACCCTGACGGGCTCCAAGACCTACGCCAAACGGCAGAAGGACGTCGACAAGATGCTGGAGCGCGGCGAGCTGCTGACGATGGAGGAGTTCTTCGAGGTCTGGACGACCTGGAAGGAAACCAAGTATCACACGCGGGTACACCGTGGCCTCAAGGACGCGGGCGAGAAGTGGGTCACGCCGATCGAGATGTTCGAGAACGGCCCCCGCTACGAGAAGGCCGCACCGCCCAGGGAATACGCTGCGATGCTGCTCATGAAGGCGGACACGGCCCGGGTCTACAACTACGGCATCAACAAGTTCGGAACGGTCTACTCCGACAGCGAGCTCGGCAAGTACATCGGTCAGAAAGTCGGCATCAAGTGGGACATCGACGACGTCACCAAGCTCTATGTTTTCGACCAGCAGGGCCGAAAAATCTGCGAGGCAGTCTCGCCGGAGCTGCTGGCCTTCGGCCCGCATTGTTCCCAGGCGGCACTTGAAAAGCATCTCCGCGATCAGAAGCGGCAGGAGCGCGAGGTGCGTGAGTTCCTGGAGGACATGACCAGACCCTACGAGCTCCGCACCGGCGAGGGCGGAAGAGCTTCCGAGGCGGTCGGCATGATCGACCTGACCATCAAGGCCGAGAGAAGCCAGAAGTTGGTCTTCCTACCGAACGACAAGGAGTTCCGGGCGGAGGCCGCAGCGGCAACCAAGAAGAAGAAAACCAATGCCGGGGACGAGTTCCTCGCATCGAAGGCAGGAGACGCCCTCGCACGTCTGAGGGCCATGAACGAATAACAGGAGGTACAACATGGAAGTCACAGCAGCAGAGCGCAACATCACCTATACAGAGGCCCAGAGCCTCGCCCAGAAGATCAACAACTACATCCTCACCAACCGCAGCAGCATCGCCAACGTGGCGAAGTCGACCGGCTACAGCCGCACGACGGTCTCCCGCTACCTCGCGGGCAAGTACGACAGCGACCCGACCGACCTGGAGAACAAGCTGGCCGAGTTCCTGGCCCATGAGACGGGCGAGGCCGTTGAGGTCTCCGCACCGGCGCAGGAGCCGGGAGCAAAGACCGGGCAGACGCCGGTCTTCTATGAGAGCCGGGACGCGAAGGCAGTCCTCGGCGTGTGCCAGAGCTGTCAGGAGTACATCGGGCTCGGCATCGTGGTCGCCCGAAGCGGCTACGGCAAGACCTACGCCCTCCGGCAGTACGCGAAGCTCCCCCGCGTCGCCTACATCGAGTGCGACGACACCATGAGCAGCCGCGACCTTGTGGAAGCAATCGAGCGCAGCCTGGGCCTCCCCAGCGGCTACGGCACCATCTGGCGCAGGGTCAACGGCATCCGGGAGTTCTTCAACACGAACCGGGGCTACCTCCTCATCATCGACGAGGCGGACAAGCTGGTCTCCAAGTACACCCAGAAGAAGATGGAGATACTCCGGGCAATCTTCGACCAGAGCGACGTCGGCCTTGTGATCGCTGGCGAGCCGAAGCTGGAGGCCCAAATCAAGACCTACCTCGTCCGCATGGCGAACCGCGTGGACTTCTACGCCTCGCTCCGGGGGCTGACCCCGTCCGAGGTTGAGGGATACCTGGAGGGCTTCGAGATCGAGCCGGACGCCCTTCTGGAGCTCAAGGCCCGGGCGTGCAATATGCAGACCGGCTGCTTCCGTCTCCTCGACCGCACGCTCTCCAACGTCAAGCGCATCCTCGCCGACCGTGGCGAGGAGGTCGTCACCTTGAAGATCATCGAGCAAGCGTCCTCGATGATGATGCTTTGAGGGGAGGCGCGGACAATGAAAATGAGAGAACAGCGGCTCATCGGTGCCGCGCTGGTGATTATGTCCGGCATCTTGATCGCGTTGGCTTGCAGCGGAACAACCCCGGAAGACCGGGATGTGACTGCCGTCCTGCTGACCCTCCCTCTGGGGCTTTACATGATTTTCGCAGACTCCTATGTCCCCCGCAGGGGCAGAGTCCACCATAACAAACGCACGAAAGGAGCTTAACCAATGGCAAGAAAAAGAGTGATCGAGGCCCCGAGCCTCAAGTCCTGGGAGGACGTGAACGACGCCCTCCGTCAGATCGCCGAGGCGCAGATCGCGGTCGGCGACATCGAGAGTGATATGCAGAAGCAGATCATCGGAGCCCAGAAGGTCGCCGAGGAACAGTGCAAGCCCTACAAGGACAGCATCGCCCGCCTGGAGCGCGAGATCAAGACCTTCGTCACCGATCACCGCGACGAGATGGGCAAGGCGAAGTCGATGACCCTCACCTTCGGAGAGGTCGGCTTCCGGCTCTCCACCTCCGTCTCCCTCCCCCGCGCGAAGGAGAAGCTGGAGGAGATCATCCGCCGCCTCAAGTCCCGGCAGATGACCGACTGCATCGTGGTCGAGGAGAAGATCAGCAAGGAGGCCCTCAAGAAGTACGGAGAGGACACGGTCAACGCGGTCGGGGCCACCTGGAAGCAGGGCGACGTCTTCGGCTACGAGGTCAACATCGCCAAGCTGGAGCAGATCAAGGCGGGCAACTAAGAAAGGGGGCCCAGGAATGGCAGCAGCAAGAACAGGGCGAAAGCAGCCCTCCATCCGAACGCTCTGGGCGATCGCGAAGTCGCCGGAGCTCATGCTCACGGACGAAGACCTTCACGCCGTCGTGTACCGGGAAACCGGGAAGGAGTCCATGAAGAAGCTCTCCCAGGGAGAGATCAACACCGTCGCCCGCGTCCTCCAGAACATGAAGGACGGGACAAAGCGGGACATCCGCAGCAAGCGCACCGACGAAGGGGGCGACCCCCGCACCGTCTCGCAGCGGCGCAAAATCTACGCCCTCTGCGAAGAGCTCGGGTGGAACGACGACCCCAGGCGCATCCAGGGCTTCATCAAGCGCGTCGCCCACGTTGACCGCATCGAATGGCTCGACAACGCCAAGTGCGAGAAGGTCATCGAGGGGCTCAAGGCAATCCTCGCGCGGCAGAAGCAGAAGGAGGCCCGGAATGAATAGGCCGACCGCAGCGAGCGACGAGGCCGTCCTGGGGGCTCTCGAAGGCATCGTTCGGATGCAGCGCGGCATACGGAGCAGCGACATCGACGTGTGCATCGAGACCGGGCTCGTCTTCCTCCGCATCAACTACCAGAGCCTCCCGGGAAACATCGCCCGCCGCCTTACCGAGATCGACCCCCGCGCCGTCGAGGAAATTCCCGCCGCGACGGATAAGGGCGGGAGCCGGGAGAAGCAGCGGGCACTCGCCGCCAAACTGGCGAGCGACGCCGCCTTTGCCCAGACTATCCGGGCGGCGAACGTGTACCGCGAGAAGACCGGCCACGGCCCACTCGGGCCCGATGGCTGGCCGGAAGACCAGGGAGGTGAAGAATAATGCCCCAGAAGAAAAAACGGCTCACACAGCGCGAGAAGGACAGGCGAGCGGCAATCAAGAAGCAGCTCCAGGAAGAAGGCTTCCTTCCTCCAAACAAGCCCAGGTTGAACCGCAAGAAGTTCGCCCGGGAGGTCTGGGATGAGTTCAATGCGATGGACACATTCACGGGCGACTTCTATCTTCGCAGAGCGATCGCGGCCACCGTAGGGCCGGATATGCACGAGGTAACGCCGGAACAGGTCGGCGTCCTCAAGCTCCTCAAGCTCGCGGTGGAGACGGAGAAGTTTATGAAGGCCCTCGAGGCAGAGGGCCGGGACAAGTACACAATCGGGGAATACCACGAGAAGGTCTACGCCCCGGTCATGAATTTATAACAGGAGGTTCACATCATGGCAGCAGCCAACAAGAAAACCAATGCCGCCCAGGCGGTCAACACCACACCGGCCCAGGAGCCGGAGATCAACGAAGTCGACGGGGAGCCCATCTTCCACGCTGACGAGGAGGAGGGTGACGGCGATGAGTAAGATCAAGATTTGCCTCGACGCCGGACACGTCGGCAGCAAGTACAATCAGAGCCCGGTCGTGAAGACCTACTACGAGAGCGCGATGAACTGGAAGCTGCACCTCAAGCTCAAGGCCGAGCTGGAGGCCCGGGGCTTTGAGGTCGTTACCACCCGGGCGGACATCGACACCGACCTCGGCGTCTATGAGCGCGGCGCGGCATCGAAGGGGTGCAACGTCTTCATCTCCATCCATTCCAACGCTTGCAGCACCGAGAGCGTGGACTACCCTGTAGTCTACCGGGCATACGACAATTTGAACGACGTCGACGTCCTCGCGCTCCAGATTGCAAAGAAGATCGGCGAGCTCATGGGAACCAATCAAGCGGGGCGAACGGCGACCCGGAAGAACAGCGCGGGCGGCGAATACTACGGCGTCCTCCGTGGAGCCCGGGCCGTTGGCACCCCGTTCTATATGCTCATTGAGCACAGCTTCCACACCAACACCGCCGCGACGAAGTGGCTCTCGGTGGACGCCAACCTGGACAAGCTGGCGGTCGCCGAGGCAGAGCTGCTGGCGGACTACTTCGGCGTCAATGACACACCCAAGACCGAGATCATGGGCGAGGCCCATGCCACGGCACAGCAGATGGCCCTCTTTTGCAGGAGCAAGAACGCGGAGCCCAAGCTGACGAGCTGCACCCTGGAGCAGCTCGCGGAAATCTTCCTGGAGGAAGGCAAGGCCGAGGGCGTTCGCGGAGACGTCGCCTTCGCCCAGAGCCTCCACGAGACCGGCTACTTCAAGTTCGGCGGCATCGTCCTCCCGAGTCAAAACAACTACGCGGGCATCGGAGCTCTGAACGGGAACGCCACGGGACAGGCCGCTACCTTCCCTGACCCCCGCACCGGCGTCCGCGCTCAAATCCAGCACCTCAAAGCATACGCATCCACCGAGCCCCTGGTCAACACTTGCGTCGACCCCCGCTTCTCTCTTGTGGCTCGCGGCTCTGCTCCCTATGTGGAGTGGCTCGGCGCGGCGGACAACCCCAACGGAAAGGGGTGGGCCGTCCCTGGCAGCGGGTACGGCGCGAACGTGGTCAAGCTCCTCGGTCAGATCATGGCCCAGGAAGCCCCTGAGAGCCCCTCTCCGGCCCCGGAGCCCGACCCCCTGGCAAATTACCCGGACTGGCAGCGGAACGGCCTGACGGCCCTTGTGAAAGCCGGAGTCATCAATTCCCCGGACTACTGGGCCAACAAGTTCGGCGAGGCAATCAAGGTCGGAGAGATCATCGGCATCCTGGGCAAGATGGTGGAGCAGCCGACCGAGTAAAAGAAAGGAGGGCGGGACATGGACAATCTCTCGAAAGAGCTGACGATCGACATGATAACAGATGGAGACAACAGGACGATCGCGGAGGCAATCGGAGTCGAAAACTTCTACAAGCTCTGCGAGGTCGTAGGCGGTGCCACCATCTACCTCCCGAAGCCGGAGAGCGTCCTCAGACCCGTCCGCGACGCCCACATCAAGGCCGAGTTTAACGGCTACAATCACCCGGAGCTCGCCCGAAAATACAACGTCACCGAGCGTTGGGTACGGCAGCTTTGCGGAGACGGAAAGCTCGAAGGGCAGCTTGAGCTCTTCGACATCCTAACCGGCACGGACGGGCCGGGAGACACAACTTAATAAAAGCTATCTCTTAGAAGTGCTACATATAGAGGCTTCCGAGAGGATGGTTTACCCTAAGAGTACAAGCGTAGCTTGTACTCTTATTTTTTACCCAAAAGGAGGACGCAACACATGGACATGAACATCATCCAGAGCGCGGCGACCGAGGTACTGGTGAACCTCGCCCTCGCCGTCATCTCCCTCGCGGGAGCCTACGCGGTCTACTACATCCGCCTCGGGGCCTCGAAGCTGAAAGCGCAGACGGCTCAGATCGAGGACGAGTCGGCCCGCAAAGTGCTCGACAACGCCCTCGCGGACGTCGAGAACCTTGCGACCAAGTCGGTCGGCGCGATGGAGCAGACCACGGCAAAAGCCCTCCGCGACGCGGTCAAGAGCGGGGCCGCGAACCGCGAGGACTTGCTTGCCCTGGGCAAACAGGTCTTCAACGAGGTCAAGGCAGCGATCGCGCCGGAGGCCCAGAAGGTCATCACCGACAACCTGGGCAGTTTCGACGACTACCTGACGAAGTGCATCGAGGACGCCGTCCTGAAGGTGAAGCAGAGCGACCCGTTCATCACGCTCCCCGAGGGCGTGCTGCTTGAGGGCGACACCGTCACCGAGGAGGCTGCTCCTTCTTCCAAAGAGTAAGGAGGGGCGCACATGGACGTCGCACAGATCACCACCGTCATCGGCGCAGCAGCTTCCCTCCTTTGCACCCTCGTCGTCGGTGCTCTGACGTTCTTCATCAAGAAGACGCTCGCGACGCTGGAGGAGGCAGACAAGAGGAACGCCGCCCAGATCGCGGAGGCAAAGAAAGAGGCCGCTGAGAAGATCGCGAAGGTAGATGAGAAGCTCAACGACCTCAAGGCAGACCTCCCGCTGGTGTACGTCACCCGGGAGGACTACATCCGGGTCATGAACCGGGTCGAGGATAAACTCGACCAAATTCTCTACGGCAAAGGAAAAGGAAAGGAGGAATAACAGCTCATGGCAATCATGGACGAGCTGACGGAACAGGAAGTCAGCAAGAATAAAGCTATCCGGGGCTACATCATCCGGGCCCTGGCGAAAGGCAACCAGAACACGCTCCTCGTCCGGCAGATCACGAACGCCCTCGTCGCCGATGGCTTGATCTACTCCCCCGACATCTCGAAGCACATTGAGTATCTGGAGGAGGCGGGCTACATCGTTTTCACCAGCCGGACGGCGAACGCATACAACGCCTACCGAAAGGACGCCGTCATCAAGCTCACGCGGAAGGGTGTCGACCTTCTGGAGAGCACGATTGACGACCCCGGCGTCGATGTCTAAGAACGAGCGACGCCGGACACGGGTGAGCTCGACGATCGACAAGCTCCCGGATGACATTAAGGGGCAGCTCGACGTCAAGCTATCCGACACCACCAACACCTACGAGGAGCTCTCTGCATGGCTCAAAAGCGAAGGGTACGAGATCAGCAAGTCGGCGATCGGTCGGTATGCTATCCGAACCACCCAAGCCGCGCAGCGCGTCGCCGAGACCATCCAGAGGACTCAGGCAATCGCCCAGGCCGTTGAAGCGCACCCAGACCTCGACTACACGAAGGCGGCGTCAATGGTGCTCATGGACGGCCTCATGCAGCGGGTCAGCACCGCCGAGGACGACTTCCAGGAAATGCCCCTCGACAAAGCGGGGCGGCTCATCGCCTCCCTGGCCCGGAACGCGACTTATGAGAAGCGCGTCCGAGCAGACCTCAAGAAAAAGGCGGAGCTCGCCTTCGATCAGATGGAGGCCGAGCTCATGGCGGCGATCAAGCAGCACCAGGAGCTCGCGGGAGAGCTGCATGACGTACTTGCGCGGGCGAGAGAGAAGGTGCTGACCGATGACGAAGATTGACCTCAATGAATACCTCGAACGGCTCGAGGAGCCGGAAGACCGTGAAGTGGTCGCAAACCGTGACTACCAACGGCAACTTTTTCTCGATTATGTTGTCCGAGGTGACAACTTCCCCGAACGTCGGGCGCAGCTCCTCCAGGACTTCAAGGACGGGAAAGAGCTGACCGGGCCGAAGGGGCTGCGCCGGAAGCTCGGGGCGTTTGATCTTGAATACTTCGGGCGGGCCTATCTCGCGCACTACTTCGTCCGGCCTTCCCCGGCGTTCCACGGGGAGCTCGACAAGATATGGCGAGAGGGCGTCATGAAGGGCCTCGACCCCGGGGAGTCTGCAAAAGAGATCTCCCGGGCCGATGGATGTCACCGGGCAATCGAGGCACCCCGTGGTCACGCAAAGAGCACGACCTTCACCTTTAAGGACTCCATCCACGCCTCTGTCTATGCCTACAAGCATTACATCCTCATCCTGTCGGACAGCTCCGAACAGGCGGAAGGGTTCCTCGCGGACATCAAGACGGAGCTCGAAGAGAACACCGTCCTCAAGGAAGACTTCGGAGAGCTGGAGGGAAAGGTCTGGAAGTCCTCGGTCATCCTGCTCTCCAGCGGTGTCAAGATCGAGGCAATCGGCTCCGGCAAGAAAATCCGTGGTCGGCGTCACAAACAATGGAGACCCGACCTCATCGTCTGCGATGACCTGGAAAACGACGAGAACGTCAACACCCCGGAGCAGAGAAAGAAGCTCCGCGACTGGTTCTACAAGGCGGTCTCGAAGGCGGGCGACACCTACACCGACATCGTCTACATCGGGACGCTGCTGCACTTCGACGCGCTGCTTGCCAATGTGGCGAAGAACCCAAGCTATAAGTCGGTCAGGTATCAAGGCGTCATCAGCTTCGCCACCAACGGCGAGCTCTGGGACGCCTGGGAAGCGATCTTCACCGATCTCACCAACGAGAACCGGCAGGAGGAGGCCCTGGAGTTCTACGAGGCCAACAAGGACGAGATGCTGGAAGGCGCCTCCGTCTTGTGGGAGGAGAAGCTCTCGTACTACGACCTCATGGTCATCCGCGTCTCAGAAGGCGAGGCGTCGTTCAACAGCGAAATCCAGAACGACCCCATCGACCCGGAAAACTGCACCTTCCAAGAGGAGTGGTTTGACTTCTGGGATGACGACGGGAAGCAGCCACCGGACTTCTCCGACCCGAAGTTCCTGTTCATCGGGGCGAACGACCCCTCACTGGGCAAGAACAAGAAGTCGGACACCAGCTCCATCTTCGCTCTGGCGAAGGATACGTCCACCGGCTACATCTACGTCATCATCGCGGACATCGCGAAGCGAAAGCCCGACCAGATCATCGAGGACGCCCTGGAGGCAAGCCGCCGCCTCAAGCGAGAGTACAAGCGGCCCTACTACCAGTTCGGCGTCGAGACGGTTCAGTTTCAATACTACTTCGCCGAGATCATGCGTCAGAAGTCCGCAGCGGTCGGCGAATACCTCCCTATTGTGGAGATCAACAGCACACAGAACAAAGACGCTCGCATCCAGTCCTTGCAGCCATTCATCAAGAACGGCTACGTCAAGTTCAGCCGGAAGCATAAGACCCTCTTGAAGCAGATGACCGAGTACCCGATGGGCAAGAACGACGACGGCCCGGACGGCCTCCAGATGGCGGTCAAGCTGGCCCTTGATGTCAAAGTCGGGCGGAAGGTCGAATACAAGAGCGTCATCGCCCGCGCCCTGGACTTCAAGCGCGGAGCCTATTAAGGAGGTGGGGCATATCACCATCAAAGAGAACACCATCATCCACGACGACAGCCTCACCGTGCTCCGACAGATGGAGGCGGAGAGCATCGACGCGATCATCACAGACCCGCCCTACGGCATCAACTACGTCTCCCAGACCGGGGCCCGGATTAAGAACGACAAGTCGCCCTTCATCTGGTTCCTGTATGACGCCTACCGGGTTCTGAAACCTGGAGGAGCCATTCTCTGCTTTACCAGATGGGACGTCGAGCAGACCTTCATCGACGCGATCAAGCTGGCGGGCTTCCAGGTGAAAAGCGAAGTTATCTGGGACAAGGTTCATCACGGAATGGGAGACACGAAGGCGGCGTTTGCACCATCCCACGAGAACATCGTCTTCGCGATCAAGGGGAAGTATAGCTTCCCCGGACACAGGCCGAAAGACCTCGTTACCTTCAGCAAGCTCGGGAGTGCTCAGATGATACACCCGACAGAGAAGCCGGTGGGACTCATCGCGAACCTCATCACGTCCGTCACGAAGCCGGGAGACCTCATTCTTGACCCCTTCGCCGGGAGCGGCTCCACGCTGGTCGCGGCAAAGAAGACCGGGAGGAGGTTCATCGGCGTCGAGCTGGATGACGAGTATTTTGAGAAAGCGCACCGGCGTATCGAGGAGGCGGTTGAATGAGTAAGAAGCAAAAGCGGCAGAAGCAGCCGCAGCAGAACCCCGCGCCGCTCCGCCGCCCCGATACGAACGAGATCGCCGTCGCCCAGGTGACGGACAAGTACAGCGAGTACCCGAGCAACGGGCTCACGCCGGTCAAGCTGGCGGAAATCTTCAAGGAGGCCGACGCGGGAGACGTTCTCCGGCAGATGGAGCTCTTCGAGGAGATGGAGGAGAAAGACCCTCACCTGTTCAGCCAGCTCCAGACCAGAAAGAACGCCGTCACGGGGCTCGACTTCGAGATCATCCCGTTCAGCGATGACCCGAGAGACAAGGAGATCGCCGACTTCATCGAAGAGCAGATCAACGGCATCGAGAGCCTTGAGGATGTCGAGACCGACCTCCTGGACGCGATCGGAAAGGGCTTCGCCGTCTCCGAAATCATGTGGGGCTACGACGAGGGGCACGTCGTTGTCAGGGAGATTAAGTCCAGGCATCAAAAGCGGTTCTTCTGGGACAGCCTGGACGACTCCTTCAAGGTACGCACCAAGGACGCACCCGAGGGCATCCTGCTCCCCGCGAATAAATTCATCGTCCACAGGTACAAGGCCCGCAGCGGACACACATCCCGGGCGGGCATCCTCCGGGTCGTGGCATGGATGTACCTGTTCAAAAACTACGATCTCAAGGACTGGGTCAGCTTTGCCGAGGTCTACGGCCTACCGCTTCGCCTGGGCAAGTATGCGCCCGGGGCGAGCGAGGCGGACAAGGTCGCCCTCATGCAAGCCCTCATCCAGATCGGCGCGGACGCGGCGGGCATTATCCCGGACGGCACGTCGATCGACTTCATCACCACGGAGAAGACGTCAAGCTCCGACCTGTACGAACGCCTCGCCCGATATTGCGACGAGCAAATCTCCAAGGCAATCCTCGGGCAGACGCTCACCTCTGACTCTGGAGGCGGAAGCTACGCCCAGAGTAAGACGCACAACGACGTCCGGCACGACTTGACCGTCGCTGACTGCAAGTCACTTGCATCCACGCTCCGGCGCGATCTCATCCGGCCCTTGTGCATCTTCAACTTCGGAGAAGACAAGCGCGTGCCGCATATCCGCTTTGACTGCGAGGAGTCGGAAGACCTTACCCAGACGGCGACCATCATCGGCACACTCGTCAACGAGGTCGGTCTCCGGGTTCCGACGAGCTTCATCTACAAGAAGTTCTCCATCCCAGAGCCGGAAGCTGACGAGGAAGTCGCTGCACCCAGGTCGACAAGTGCGGGATTGACCGGGCTCCCATTCAAAAAGGAGCAAAACCCGGCGCAGATCGCGCTCAAGGCCGAAGGTGATGACGGCATCGGAACGCAGCAGCACATCGACAAGCTCGCATCCGCAGCCGTGCGGCACGGGGCCGGTAGCTTCAAGCGTGCCTTCGGCCCTGTTCTCAAGATAATTGAGAAAGCGGAAAGCCTTGAGGAGCTCCGCGACATGATGGAGGACGACAAGGCCGTCGCCGAGCTTTATGCCGCGATGGATGTCTCCGAGGTGGAAGAGCTGCTGCAAAAGGTCATGCTCTACGCAGACCTCGAGGGGCGGGTGCTGGAGAATGGCTGACATCGACGAGATTTTCACGCGGAAAGACATGACCTTCGAGGAGGCCGTCAGCTACTTCAAGGAGCGCGTCCCGGTAACGGCTGCGAAGTTCTACGCAATCGCCGAGGAGTACCGGGGGCTCGCCTTCACGGTCAGCGGCTACACCAAGGCCCAGATGCTCAAGCGGTTCTATGATGAGCTTCTTGCAGCCCTGGAGGAAGGAAACACCCTCTCGGAGTTCCGGGCGAACATGAACGAGTTCCTCGAAGCCGAAGGTTATGAAGGGCTCGACCCGCTGCAAGCCGACAACATCTTCCGCACCAACATCCAAACGGCATATAACGTAGGGCACTACGAGCAAATGACAGACCCGGACGTCATGCAGCTCCGCCCGTACTGGATGTACGACGCCGTCAACGACTCCCACACGCGCCCGAGCCACCTTGCGATGGACGGGAAGGTATTCCCGGCAGACAGCCCTATATGGGACACATGGTTCCCGCCGAATGGCTTCCGCTGCCGCTGCACCGTGAGGACGCTCTCAAAGCGTCAGGTGGAGCAGCGGGGCTTGAAGGTTGAGACATCCTTCCCGGCAGTTGCTCCCGACCCCCACTTCTCCACCAACCCCGCAAAGGTACGCTTCGAGCCCGACATGAAAGACTATCCCGAGCCGCTGGTGAAGGCGTACCAGAACAGGGAAAAGGAGCGGACGGGCGTGTAAGCCGCTGAGAGGCCCACAGAGGGCCGCAGAGCGGTGGGCGACCGCAGGGGGGCGGGAGCCCGGAAGAGGCGAAATAGGGGCGTTTGCACGCGTGCTAACGGCCTTAGAGCAAGGCTCGGGAAGAAACCGAAGGAGGACACAGCAAAAATGAATGAGTTTTTCATCCTCAAGGGCAGCAACGTGGAGCTTGAGGGAGCCCCGGAGACGATCTCCGTCCTCCCCCTGGGCCATGTCGTCAGCTCGAAGGGAGAGTTCGATGTTGACGAGGAGAGCTACAAAGCGATGAAGGCGCAGATCGCCAAACGTGGCGTCGATCTCGTTGTCGACTACGAACACCAGACGCTCAAGGGGGTCGAAGCCCCCGCTGCCGGATGGGTCAAGGAGCTCAAGCTGGAGGACGGACAGATCAAGGCCGTCGTCGAGTGGACGCCCAGAGGGGCGCAGTACCTCCAGAACAAGGAGTACCGCTACCTCTCCCCCGTGGTCAATGTCCGCAAATCGGACAACAAGGCGACGGGGTTGCACTCTCTGGCTCTGACCAATACCCCTGCGATCGAAGGAATGACCGCAATCGTTAATTCTGAAACTTTTGAAGGAGGACAAAACAACATGGAAATCATCAAGAAGCTCGCGGAGCTGCTGGGCCTGGGCGAAGACGCCAACGAGGAGCAGGTCATGGAGGCCCTCAAGGCGTGCGTCGCCGAGAACAAAGCTCTCAAGGAGGGGCAGCAGCCCCCCGCCGCCGACGAAAACGTCGTCGCAAACAAGGCCGTGTGTGAGCTGCTGGGCCTCAAGGCCGGAGCCGCCACGGATGACGTCACGGCGAAGATCATGGAGCTCAAAGGCGGCACCATCGACGGCGTCAATGTACTGGAGGAGCTCAAGGCTCTCAAGCAGCAGAACGCGCAGCGCGACGCCGACGAGGCTGTCACCCTGGCTCTCAAGGCCGGAAAGATCACTCCGGCACAGAAGGAGTGGGCCAAGAGCTACGCTCTGAGCGACCCGAAGGGCTTCGGCTCCTTTGTGGAGAAGGCTCCCCAGGTCGTCCCCATGAGCGAGATCGCCGGTGGCGACAATCTCCCTCTCAAGGGCGACCAGATCGACGACGCGACGATGCTCGTCTGCAAGCAGCTCGGCATTAGTGCCGAAGACGTCAAGAAGTACGGAATGAAGGAGGACTAACATCATGGCAGCTCTGACCAAAGAAAGGGACACCACCGAGATCATGCAGGACGCGAAGTTCCTGTATCTGCCCGTCAAGGGCGGCACCACCATCTACCAGGGGGCTCTCGTCGCCCTGGACGCCAACGGCTACGCAATCCCTGGCAAGAAAGCGACTGGTCTGACCGCAGCGGGCCGCGCGGAGGAGACCGTCGAGAACAAGGGGGCGGATGGTGAGGCGTTCATCCGCGTCTCTCGCGGCGTGTTCGTCTTTAACAATACCGCCACCACCTCGAACAAGATCGGCGCGGCCCACGTCCTCAAGCCTTGCTACATCGAGGACGATCAGACCGTCACCGCTCTTGCGACCGGGGCTTCCGCCGCTGGTCTGGTCGTTCGCGTAGACGAGGACGGCGTCGCTGTTGAAATCGGTCGCGGCGTCACCGTGACCAGCGCGTCCTAACACCAACAAACAAAAGGAGGATAACACATCATGATTATCAATCCCCAGAACCTCAGAGGCATCTACGTCTCTTTCAACACTCTGTTCAATCAGGCGTTCTCTGAGCAGAAGCCGACCTATGAGAAGGTCGCGACCGTTGTCCCTTCCACCAGTGACAGCGAAACCTATGCGTGGCTCGGCGACATCCCCGGGATGAGGGAGTGGATCGGCGACCGCGAAATCCAGAACCTCACCGGCTCTGACTACACCATCAAGAACAAGGACTTCGAGCTGACCGTCGGCGTCGACCGCAACGCGATCGAGGACGACAAGATCGGCCTGTATAAGCCCTCTATCCAGATGCTCGGCGCGTCCGCTGCTTCCCATCCCGACGAGCTGGTCTACGCGCTGCTGGCCTCCGGCTTCGAGGCGAAGTGCTACGACGGCAAGGCGTTCTTCGCTACCGACCATGAGGTCGGCAAGAACGCGGTGAGCAACAAGATCACCAGCAAGCTCTCCCTGGAGTCCTATGTCACCGCCCGCGCGATGATGAGAGGCTACAAGAACAGCAAGGGCCGCTCCCTGGCCCTGGTTCCCAATCTGCTGGTCGTTCCGCCCGCTCTGGAGGCCAAGGCCCGGGAAATCCTGGTCGCCGAGTTCATCAACGGCACCAAGAACACCATGCAGGGCACCGCAGAGCTCCATGTCGAGCCCCGACTCACCAGCGACACGGCGTGGTTCCTTCTGGACACCAGCCGCCCCATCAAGCCCCTCATCTACCAGCAGCGCAAGAAGGCGAAGTTCGTCTCCAAGACTGCCGAGACCGATGACAACGTCTTCATGAGCAAGAAGTTCATCTATGGCGCGGACAGCCGTGGCAACGCTGGCTTCGGCTTCTGGCAGATGGCGGTCGGCTCTGACGGCTCAGAGGTCTAAACCTCCCGCTTTTGACAGAAGGGAGGGGACGGCGTGAGCTACAGCACGAGAGCCGAAGTCCGTAGCATGGTAAAGGATGACGCCCTCAACGCGATCATCGGCGACACCTTCATCGAAGACCCCGCCGAGCGTGAGGAGCTCGTTAAGCCACTCATCGAAGCGGCGATCGCCGACGCCGACGGGGAGATCGACGGCTATCTCGCTAAGAGGTACACCGTCCCGATCTCCCCGGCCCCTCGGGTTCTGAACAAGTTCTCGAAGGACATCGCGGTCTATAACCTGTTTTCCCGTATCGGCATCGACGAGAGCACCGACCAAAAGACCTATCTCAACCGATACAACGCGGCGATCAAGTTCCTCACCCTCGTCGCAGAGGGGAAGGTCTCGATCGGCACCGAGACCGAAGATCCGGCGAGCGCGGCAGCTACCGGATTTTCGGCAAAGTCAAACCCCCGTCTATTCACGCGGGCGAAGATGAGGGGGATGTAGTTCGTGTATAGTATCCGCCTTGAAGGAGAGACCGCCGCACTCCTCCGAAAAATGCGGCGATACTCGGAAATAGACCGAAGGAGCCTCAACATGGCCCTCGGCGAAGGCGTCCGAGAGTCCACCCTTGAGCGTTTCAAGGAGGGACGAGCGCCGGACGGCAGGAGGTGGAAGACCTCCATCCGGGCGGCGACCACCGGGGGGAAGACCCTCATCGACTCCTCGCAGCTCCGCAACTCGATCCAAGTGACGGCGGACGCTTCGGGGTTCGCGGTCGGCACGAACGCAAAGCACGCAGCGACACACCAATTTGGAGACCAGGGGCGCACCATCCGGGCCCGGAAGGCGAAGAACCTCCGCTTCCAGGTGGGCGGCCAGTGGGTCAGCAAGAAGCAGGTCAAAGTCAACATCCCCGCCCGCCCGTTTCTCGGCTTATCGGACGAGGACATGCAGGAGATCAAGGCGACGACCGAGGAGTTCATCGGGAGGGACGACTAAATGCTCTACAAACAAAGCAAGGAATACCTCCTCGAAAAGCTCAAGGCGGCGGGCCTAAAGTCTAAACCGTACACAACTCAAAAGGGTCTCGAAAAGAGTCAAGAGAGTCACATCGGCGCGGTGCTGTTCGAGTCTGAGACCCTTCTCCGAAACGGCTCCAAAACACGATATAGAGACCAAGAGGGAGCGCAGAAAAAGAGGAGAAAGGTCTTCGACCGGGCCCTCACCTTCACTGTGATAATCGGAGACTACACCGACGAGGCCGTCGAGAGTATGTTCGGGGCGTTCCTCTCAAGCCTCGATCGGGGCATATACGTCAACGGCGATTATGTTCCGATCGAGGTCGAGGGGGCCGATTGGGTCGACAAGGACGACTCTATTCTCAAAGCACAAGTCGCCGTTCAAATTCGGATACGGTTTGACGGCGGGCTCTATAGGGACACGAACTTCGCAAAGGTCACGGACGTCGAGGTCGAGTCCATAGCAAAGAACGACGGAAAGGAGATTGCAGATGGCAACTAAAGCGGCATCGACCCCCACCGCAACGGGGGAACAGAACAAGAAGGCCCCGGCGCTCTATGACGTCGGGGAGCTTCGCAGCAAGCACAAAGTCGGGCGGGCTGTGTTTGCGGGCGTATGCAGCGCCCAGGGCTGGAAGCCCGGCAAAGCCGTCACCGAGGAGGAGTTCCTCGAGGCGGTCAAGAAATTTGAGAACGCTCCTATGAGGGGCGGCTCCGGGAAGAAGGAGGTCAAGAAGTAATGCTTCGAGATGTTAAGCATACCGTAACGGACGGCCTTCTCGGCTTCGCCACCGCGACGGGAGACGGTAAGAGCCTCAAGATCGGCGTCTCCCCCATTGTGTCGGACACCCCGATCATCATCACCGGAGACATGGACGCGACCAAAATCAAGGATCGCCTCGGCCTGTCTCCTCTGGCTGACGCTGTCATGGACTCCGTGCAGTTCGGCGCGTCCCGGATCTACTGTCTCCCGGTCTCCGCTACTACGGCGGGCAAGCTGGGAATCGTTTCTAAGACCGGCGACGGCGGCGGCTCCGTTACCGTCGACGGCTCTCCGACGAACGCCTTCTCCGTGGTGGTTAAGTTCACCGCGCAAGGGCAGCTCAACACCGCCGCCTTTGTGTACTCAATCGACGGGGGAAACACCTTCACGGACGAGATCACCGTCCCCGTCAATGGCGAGTATGAGATCACCGGAACCGGCCTCAAGCTCAAGTTCACCGAGGCGACCGAGGAAGACCAGAAGCCGAGCTCGTTCCTTGTGAACGACTCCTACAGCTTCACCACCACCGCGCCCACCATGACGAACGGCGATGTCCTGGCGGCGTTCAAGAAGCTCCAGAAATTCGCCGAGGAGTATGAGTTCATCCACATCGTCGGTGAGAGTGACCTCGATCTCTGGCAGGCGGTGAGCGAGGCGCAAATCGAGCTCCGCGACGTCTACCACAAGCCCGTGTTCGTGGTATTCGAGGCCAAGTATCCCACGACCGGCGACGAGAAGGACGAGCCCAACATGATGGGCGGCGGGGATCTCACTGACTGGGCCCTCGAGATGGAGGCCAAGCGGAAGAAGGTCAAGAACTACGACATCCAGGTCGTCACCGCCTGGGGCCGTCTGGTCAAGCTGGACGGCTCGACCCAGATCACCAACCTCGCGGGCCTTGTGTGCGGCCTCTACGCAAAGGCAGCGGTGCAGGAGTCCATCGGCAAGACCAGAACGGAGGCGGGCTTCGGCATCCCGAAGACGAAGCTCCTCGAGCTGCTCCCCGCCGAGATGGACAACTCCATCATCGAGCTCCTGGATCTCGCGGGCTATCTGACCTTCCGGGAATACGACGGGCTCGACGACTTCTATGTCTACCATACGAAGATGATGAGCCCGGACGGGAGCGACTTCCGCTACGCCGAGGACGTCCGCGTCAAGAACAAAATCATCCGGGAGACCCGGAAGGAAGGGCTCCTCCTGCTGAACGACGACATCGACCTCGAGGACGTGCAGGGCGAGCTTGAGACCCGGGCGAAGTTCATGTTCGTCCCCTTGCAGCGGATGATCGACGCGAAGGAGATCAGCTCCGCCGAGATCACCGTCCCGGAAGGACAGGCGGAGACCATCCTCGAGGACGAGACTATGCGGGTCAAGATCCGCTATGTCTCCCGGGGCTATATCCGCGAGGTCGAGGTCGACCTCGGCAGGGCACAGCCCAGCGAATAAGGGAAGGAGGTTAAAGAGCTATGTCCCTTAAAGTAAACGGTCAGACCTATAGCTGGGGCGACGTTGACGTCAAGATCCCGGGCCTCGTCCTGGTCGTGCAGGAAATCAGCTACGACGACGAGCAGGACATGGAAGAAAGCTACGGCAAGGGCAACCGTCCCCGGGGCTATGGAAAGGGCAACTATAAGGCGTCCGGTAAAATGTCTATGCTCCGGGATGACTACGACGACGTCCTTGCCTATTGCAAGGCGAAAGGCGTCCCCTTCTATGGCCTCGAGTGGCCTTCCGTGGTCGTCTCCTACGCCAACGAAGGCGAGCGCACCCGCATCGACGAGCTGAAGAAGGTCGTCCCGATCAAGCGCAGCCACAAGGCAGCACAGGGCGACAAGTCCCTCACCGTAGACATCGACCTCATGATCGTCGGCGGCATTGTGGAGGACGGCGTCGAGCCCACGAAGTAAAAACCATCTCAAGATAATCGAGAATAGGAGGACACGAAACCATGGAAGAAATCAAGAAAGACACCGCGCAGAAGTCCCAGACGGAGGAGCTCAAGGAGAAATACGGCAAGGTCTACCGCGTCGGCGCGACGATCGAGGTCGATGACGAGACCGAGAAGAATGTCGAGTTCTTCTTCAAGCGCCCCTCCACGGCGAGCTATGACAGATATGTTAAGACCACCGCCCAGGGCGCGACGAAGGCGCTCAAGGTGTTCCTCTTTGACAACGTGGTCGAGGAGAGCCGGGCGTCTCTCGAGGCGAACCTTGAGGAGTTCCCGGCCCTGGCGCTCTCCATCGGTGAGAAGCTGCTCGGGATGCTGGGTCTCTCCAAACAGACAAATTTGAAGATGCTCTAAAAGAGCAGCTCTCGGAGGTGAGGGGGAACGTGGTGGAGTCCGGTCTCCTGGAAATCTACCGCTTCCTCCCTCCGGCTCTTTTAGAGGACTTCGACATTGAGGAGATCGGCCTCGATGAGTTCCTCCGGTACGTCGCGAAAGCGAGGTATATCCAGGAGCTCGAGGAGAGGATCGTCGCCCAGGCGATCGCGGACGTGTTCGCGTCGGATTAGCCGGGCGGCATCGGTCGCCTCTTTTAAGAGCACAAGGTCGCCTCCATCGTTTTGTTAGGAGGTGAAAGGCAAAGCATGAGCTTAGAGTCCGTGTTCCGGCTGTCCCTCATAATGAACATGATCGACAACCTCACCGGGCCTATGGCCGGAGTCACATCAAGCGTCAACGGCACCGTCTCAAAGCTGCAAAAGGCAAACGCAGCGCTCGGCAATATGGCAAAGACGGGGGCCGTCATGCAGGAGGTCGGCTCGCAGATCACTGGGGCGGTGCTGTCCCCGGTCGAGGCTACATTTGAAACCCGGAGAGCGATCGGCGAGCTCGCCTCCCTGGGTGTGAAGGATCTCGGCGTCGTGGAAGACGCCGCCCGGCAGTTCTCCGACCAATGGGCCGGAACGACGAAGGCCGACTTCATCGCGGCAGCCTACGACATCAAGAGCGGCATCGCGACGCTCTCGGACGAGGGCGTCGCGGAGTTCACCAGTCTCGCGGGCCTAACGGCAAAGGCCACAAAGTCGACGGTCGGCGAGATGACGTCATTGTTTGCCACGGGCTACGGCATCTATAAGAACTACTACGACGACATGAGCGACATCGAGTTCGGCGAGATGTTCTCGGCGGGTATCGCGAAGTCGGTGCAGCAGTTCAAGACGACGGGCTCGGAAATGGCCTCGAGCATCGAGAGCCTGGGCGCGTCGGCAACAAACGCAAACGTCCCCCTTGAGGAGCAGCTCACCATCCTCGGTATGCTGCAAGGCACCATGAGCGGCTCGGAGGCGGGCACGAAGTACGCGGCGTTCCTGGGCGCGGCAGCGAAGGGCGGCGACGCCCTGGGCTTGTCATTCCTGGACGCCAACAACCAACTAAAGAGTATGCCGGAGATCCTCGACCAGCTCCGGGGCAAATACGGCGAGACCATCGACGCGATGGAGAAGCAGGAGATCGCCGAAGCCTTCGGAACGGACGAGGCCGTCGACCTCATCGACCTGCTCTACAACAAGTGCGGAGACCTGCAAGGGAACATCCTCACCATGTACGACGCCCTCGGCTCCGGCACCGGCGTCGCCACGGAGATGGCGAACGCAATCAACGAAACGGAGCCCGAACGGTTTGAACGGCTCGCGCAGCGCATCCAGAACGTGAAGGAGTCGATCGGGAATAGCTTACTCCCGACAATCAACGATCTCATGTCGACCGGCGAGCAGGTGCTCACAAAGGTCGGCTCGTGGGTCGAGGAGAACCAGGAGCTCGTCCGGGTCATCATGCTCGTCGTCCTGGCGATCGGCGGCTTCCTCACCATAGCGGGCACGGTCATCGCCGTTGTCTCCGGCGTGGGCTTGATTATCACGAAGGTAATCTCCGGGTTCAAGCTCCTCAAGGCCGGGTTCCTATTAGCGAAGGGAGCGCTCACGCCGCTCATATCGAGCGTGTGGAGCTTTACAGCGGCACTCCTGGCGAACCCTGTCACCTGGATCGTGATCGGCATCGTGGCCCTCATCGCGGCCCTGGTGCTGCTCTACAACAAGTGCGAGTGGTTCCGAAACGCGGTCAACGCAATCATCGACTTTTTCAAGGAGAAGCTCGGCGCAGCTCTTGAGGTCGCGTCGGCGATCTTCTCCGGCATCGGCAACGTCATCGGCTCCGTCATGAACGCAGCGAAGGCGACGGTCTCCCAGAACCTCGACAACATGCGATCCGCATACGAGGCGCACGGCGGGGGAATCCGTGGTGCAGCAGCGGCAGCGGTCGAGGGCGTCAAGGGCATCTATACGGCGGGCTTTACCTTCCTGGATAATCTCACCGGCGGGCGGCTCTCGGCGATCCGTGACAAGTTTGTCGGCTTCGTGACGAACATAGCCTCGGGCGTGTCCGAACGGTTCACAGCCGTCAAGACGGCGTTCTCGAATGGAATCACCGCGATCAAGAACACGGTCACGGGAGCCGTGACGTGGTTCTTTGAGTCGGGCAAGCGCGTCGTCACCACATTCGCGAACGGTATCAAATCGGCGTTCACTGGCGCGGTCGACGCGGTAAAGGGCGGCTTGCAGCGCATCCGAAATATGCTTCCCTTCTCCGACGCAAAAGAAGGCCCCCTCTCGACGCTGACCCTCTCGGGACAACGCACGATGACAACCTACGCCCACGGCCTCGAGCTGGCGCAGGATGCACCCGCCCAGGCAATCGAGAAGGGGCTCGACGGCGCGAAGGCAACCTTTGAACGCGAGCCCGTCCAGAAGGTCGACCTCACAAGCGGAGGCGGCAAGAAGGAAGGCTCCGAGATTGGAGGCTCCGGCGAGGGCAGCTCCGGCAAGCAAGTCATCATTAAAAAGCTGCTCATTCCGGTCGACCTCAAGAAGATCAAAGACCTCGAGCAGCTCCTCGCGATGCTCAAGGAGGTCGAGGACTACGCCGAGGCCAACGGCAGCGAGGAACCCGCAGACGATCAGGACGCCGAACCGGCACCAGCATAACAAGGAGGGAGAGACGACAATGATTTACACCGAAGACCAGATCGTCAAGGTGAACGGGGTCGTCCTCCCTGGCCTTGTTAAGAGTATCGAGGTCAAGGAGTCGGCCCAGATCGACGAGCAAGAGGTCGAGGGCAGCGCCACAAAGCCCAAACAGGCGACGGGCTACGAGGACGCGAAGGTCAATATCGAACTCATTCTCGACGACACACCAACGCAAACGAAGTACCAGCGGCTCGAGACGCTTCGGGCGATCTTCCGAACGCCCGGCCAGTCAGTCCCGAAGCCGATCTCTATTGTCAGCGAAGACACGGCAGCGCACGGCGTCGACAAGGTTCTATTCAAGGGGCTCACTCACAAAATGGAGAACAAGAAGGAGCAGCTCACCGTCTCCCTTGAGTTCTGGGAGTACGTCCCGCAGACCATACAGACGACGAGCAGCTCGTCGAGATCTTCGTCCGGCGGCGGCTCCTCTGGCGGGAGCTCCGGCAGAACCCAGCAGCAAACGGCCTTGTCTTCTGACTATCATAAATACTTGCAGACGAGCCGAGGGAAGTCCCCAGCCGTCGACGATGCAAGCACGGCGGCAGCTCTCGACAAGATCTCACAGATGCCATACTAACCCGAGAGGAGGAACAGGATGGAAACGCTCGAATTATTCTACCCTCAAATCGCGGCTCGCGCTGGCCCCTATACCTTCGACAAGGGCATAGAGATCGAGGTCTACTCCTCGAAGTCTTCTTATTTTGATTGGGCGAAGATCCGCTTCACGGAGCAGTTTCAACCGAAGATCTCACTCGCCCGGAAAGACCCGGCAGCGATTGAGCTCGGGTATAACAATGTCTTTGAGGAGGTCTTCACCGGCTACGTCTCCAAGCCGTACAACGGAGGAGGCTTCACCGACGAAGTGACTCTCAAGGACGAGATGCTTCTCCTCGAGGAGACGCAGATCAACAACACATTCCTCGATACAACTCCGCAGGAGATAATCGCCTACTTTCTCGGGAAGGCCGGGCTCTCGAAGATGAAGCTCTCCTCCGAGGGATACCCGGAACGGAAACGGCTTCCCATTCGGCAGATGAACGTCATCGAGGCGATCAATGCCGTACATGCAGCATGGAACATCAAACAGCCGTTTTTCTTCTCTGGGGGCGTGTTCTATTGGGGAGAGAAGCCGGAGCAGGACAAGGCCTACATCTTCGAGTATGGCGTCAACATCATCGCTCTCACCAGGAGTGGCGGCTCGTGGGAGCTCGAGACGGTCTCGGCCCCCTTTGTCCGACACTCCCACAAAATCAGCGTGAAGCACCCTAAAGTGAACGGAGAGTTCGAGGTCTCGAAGGTCGTCTCGTCTACCAGCGAGAACGGCTTCATCCGCACGAAGATTTATTTCTAAGAAAGGAGGGGCGGGAAATGCTTGAGCAGATGATGAGGGCGGTCGCGAGGAAGATCATCGCGCAGGAGTACCCCCACGCAAAGAGCCCCGCCGTGGTCTACGCCACCGTCAGCAAGGCGACGCAGCTCGGCGAGACGTTCGATCTCAAGGATCTTGTCATTCATAACGACGAGACCGGGAGCAGCTTCAAGGGCCACATAACGGCGCATTGGAACGAATACACCCTCACCGTCGTCGATCGCTGGGGGGACGAGGACGAGAGCTTCCCTCCTCTCCCTGGCGTCAGATCCAAAGGACAATATAAGGCCGGGGCCTTCGTGGCCGTTGCGATGGCATACGGGGACAGCCCGGCGATCATTGGGGAGGTGCAGCTATGACAGGGTTACACGACACCGACATCCGACTCAATGATGGATGGGCCCTCACGCAAGCGGCAGACGGAGACGCGCCCCTCTGTTCGGGGCTTGAATGTCTCTATCAGAACATCATCCTTGAAGCGCTCACACAGCCCGGGGATCTCTTTTATGACGCTTCGTTCGGCTGGGGGCTATACGACTTCATTCAATCCGAAGACGACGATCTTGTGCGGCTTGAAATCGCGCAGCGGGCGCGGCTGGGCCTTCAAAAGCGGGAGGTCATCGTGCCCGAGAGCATAGAAATCGACGTCGGATTTTCGGACGACACCTTCCGGCTCCGCTGCTCCTTCCAGTTTGCAGACGAGGAGGAGCCCCGGGAGCTCAATGTCGTCATTAGTGCGGTCGGCGTGGAGGTGATAACAACATGATCGACAAAGCAATACTCGACGAAGTTCTCCCGGTTCCCGAGCTTGAAACGCTCAAAGAGGAGAAGATCGCCGAGCTGAAAGAAGAAGGCTTCGCAATCACGAACTTCCATTCGGGCGGCGTCTTCTATACGCTGCTCTTGATAGTCCTCCGCATTAAGATCGAGTTCACGGAGTTACTACGGGCCATTCTGAACAATATGACCCTCACACACTCCACCGGCGCATGGCTCGACATTAAGGCGGCAGACTACGGGAAGAAGCGCAAGAAGGCCCAGAAGGCGCAGGGCCTCGTCACACTGTCCAGGACGAACGACCAGGGCGAGGCCGTGAAGATCGAGAAGGGCCACATCTTCAAGACGCAAAAGGACATCAACGGAGAGGAGCTTCGCTTCTTTGCCATAGAGGCGGCGGTTCTGCAAAAAGGGAGCCGGTCGGTGGATGTCCTGGTAGAAGCGGAGAAAGAGGGCTCTCGGTACAATGTGCCGGAAGGACAGATCACCCGGAGCCTCACGTTCCTCAATGGGATCGACGGCATCTCAAACGGCGAGGACTGGATCGTCCGGGAAGGAAGCGACACCGAGGACGACGAGGGGCTCCGAACGCGGGCGCTCCGATCCTGGTCGGAGCTCGCGGCTCGATCTATCGAGGACACGTTCATCAATGCAGCGGAGGCCGTCCAGGGCGTCCTATTTGCACAAGCTGACTGCGACCACCCGAGAGGGCAAGGGACGGTCGACGTGATTGTAACAGGGACGGCAGGAGAGGCGACGGAAGGACTTCTCGACGAAGTTCGGGATGCTGTTGACAAGATTGTCGGGCCATACGATAATGTTCTCGTGAAATCTTCTACAACGGTTTCCCAGGACATCGAGGTCGCGGTCTCGACCGCTGACGTGTCGGAGGACGAGGACATCAAGGACAGGATCTCCGCAATCCTTGCCGAGCTGCTCGCCGTCCGAAAGGGCCGGAGGTTCAACGAGCTCCGGCGCTCCGACATCAACTTCGCAATCCGCAGCAACTACAGCGCCGCCACGAACGCGGAGATCATCGCCCCCGCCGAGGACGTGGTTCTCGAGAAGGACAAGGTCATCACTCTCGGCTCCGTCTCTGTGACAGTGAGAAGGGAGTGATCGGATGAAACGGTTCGACACCTTCGGCGCGTATATGTTCGACCTTCTCTTTGCCCCGTTGAAACGAGGGAAGCGGGCGGCGAATCAGTTCTTCATCTTCTTCAAGGTCATCGGACGCATTTTCGACGGCATGAAGAAGGACGCCTTCCGGCTTCGGGATGAGCTCAATGTCGCGACCGCGAGCCCGGCCATGCTTCCGGTACACGGGCAGGATCGGGACATGCCGAGGCTTGAGGGTGAGAGCATTGAAAACTATCGGGCCCGCCTATCCATGAAAGGGATCATCTCTGAATGGGGCGGAACAAAGAGCGGCATCCTCTATGTGTTGACCTCTCTCGGATACGAGCAGAGCACGATCGAGCCGTTCTCCTATCAAGACCCCAAGAGGTGGGCCGAGTTCATCGTGTTCCTCAAGGGCTCGAAGCAAAGCGGCGTCAACAACCTCGCGGTCATTGACGCCGAGGTTCGGAAGGTCAAGGAAGGCAGCTCAAAACCTGCATACGGATCGGAGTCCGGGGGAGGCATTGAGATCCACTCGAAGACCTTTTCTGGCTTCTCGAGGTATCCACGTTGCGGGGAAATTGTTTGCGGCGTCTGGCCCCGGGTGGTCAGTGTCGGGCACCTTCTGGCGTCCGAAGTTCACGCAAGCAGCTCTCCGGGCTCCGGCGAGGTCGAGTTCCCGAAGGTGGGAACGATCGCGGCCTCCGAAAAGTTCTATCAACCGTGCGCCTTTGTTATGTATGAGGGCCTCTCCTCTAATGTGGAGGTGGGCTCGAAGGCAAGCACCGGCGCGAAGATCTACCCCGTTTGTTCTCCGGTGCTTCGCTGCTCCGGGGTGACATTTATGACGGAAGGAGGAGAAAACCATGCCGAAGACAATCACATCGGTCGGGATTGAGAAAATCGGGAGGCGCTTCGCCGACTCGATTGACCACGCGGCCTATACGCTGAACGGAGCGCCGAAGACGGTCGAGCCGTTCCGCAAACTCGTCACGGCGGACACCGTGAAGATCTATATCTACTTCGACGACACCGTCACCGGCAACGTGGCGAACGTGCAGCTTGTAGACACGGATGGAGACATCGTCGCACAGTCCGACCGGGAGTTCGAGAAACCGCCGAGCAAGGGTCTTTATGTGGCCTTCAAATACACCATCATCGAAAAAGAAACGGAGGTACAGATTGAAAGTGAATAGCTATCAAAAAATCGGATGGCTCGACCACGTCGAAGATGTCGAGACGGGCGAGGTCATCCAGGAAGGAACGCCGGTTAGTCAGACGAA